GAGCATCCCCGGTGTCTGGAGCGCTGGCATCGGCCGGTGGCGGGGTCGCCGGCGTCGACGTCGGCGCGACCGGAACCACGTTGATCACGTAGTAGACGCTGCCCAGCCGGGCCAGCAGCAGGATGTTGCCCGCCGCGACGGTGAGTCCGGTAGCGACCCGGGCCGTGACCTGAATTCCGCCGACTTTCACGAGGCAGGCGTTGGAGGTGACCGCTGTCAGGGCGGTGCCTCGCACCACGCCCTTCCCGGCGAGGGAGACGCGGGTGTCGGCGAAGTCGGCCACTTCACCTCCTACAGGACGCGGACGGTGAGGGTCTGCTCGCCGGGCGAGTAGGGCAGGCTCAACTGCTCGATGGCGCAGCGGGCGTTGGTGAGGCCGGCGCCTGTGACGGAGAGGATGTCGCCCGGGACCAGGCCCGGGTGCGGGACCATCGTGACGCTGAGCCTGCGGAACGCCTGGCGGCGCAGGAGCTTCATCTGCGCGGCGGCGGCCGTCCGGCACTGCGCGACCGTGGTCAGCAGGCTCGACTGGTAGGGGTAGGGCACGGGCAGCGGGTTGAACGGGCCGCCGTACTGGTAGGGGCTGGTGCCGTCGCCGTCATAGACGACGCCCTGGAGTTGGTTCCCCTGGCTGTCTTCGCCCTGGGCGACGACGCAGTTGAAGGCACCGTCCCGGCTGGTGGATCCCTGCCAGCGGACGACGGTGCCAGTCGCCGCGTTGTCGCTGATCGACAGGACAGGTGAGCCGGCATCGGTGACTGGCTCAATGAGCAGGAAGCCGTCCTCGGTGACGCGTTCGGCCGCGCCCCACGCGGTGAGAACTTCGCTGACGGCGGCGAGCCGGTCGGAGTCCCACTGCATGCCGATCGGTACGGTCCGGTCGACGAGAGTTCCGTCGAACGACACGGTGAGGGCCGGTTCGACGAGCGCCCTGATGACGGACCCGAGGGTGTCGGTGCTGGAGGGCTGGAACGGGGCGATCAGTGATGCCTCGTCGATGAGGGTGAGCAGCCCCGCAGCGTTGACGGACACGGTGTCGCCGTCGGTCGAACTTTCCGTGATGAGGAACCAGCCGCGGTTGATCCACTCGAAGTGTCCGCCGACGTCGACGCCGTAGTCGATGCGGAGGATCTGCCCGTAGGCGGCGAGCGGGTGGGCGGGGTCGGTTCCCGGGTCCCAGTCGTAGCCGCCGTCGCGGCGGGGCACGGTGAGGCTGATCTGTTCGGGGACAGCGAGGGAGCGGTCGCGGCTCTCGCTGCCGTCGGAGATGGGGATGCCGTCGGCAAGGAGGACACCGCCGAGCCAGGACTCGGCGCGGATGCTCATGGTGTAGCTGCCCTGGACAACGGCGAGGGCGGTTGTCGACATATCGAGCATGTCAGGGTCCGAAGTCGTACTGCGCGATGGACAGGAGCGTGCCGGGGAAGAACGCCGAGATGTCGCTGAGGATGCTGAAGTTGTTCGCGATGTCCTGGAGGGTGAATCCGGCGGCTTCCATCACGGCCGGCCAGTCGTCGGCCTTGGCCAGGTTGAGCGCGAACCAGCGGTAGGTGTCGTACCAGTTGGGTGACTCGGTGTCGTCGATCAGCGCGTAGGTGCCGTCGAGGCGAGCGAGGCTGACCTGCTTGCGGACGAGGATCGTGCCCTCGGTGGCGCTGTCGAGGAGTTCGTTGAGCGCGTCGCCGTCGTCGTCGGTCTCGGTGCGGACGGTGATCGTGCCGGAGCGGGTGGATCGCGGCTTGCCGACGACGACGATCCGCCCGTTCACGTTGAACTGGGTGGCGTCCCGCTCCCGCTTCCATTCCAGTGGTGATTCGATTTTCACTGCGGCGCCGACTCCGCGGATCGCGTCCGAGATGACGTCGCTGGTGACGGTGGAGGTGATCGGTGAAGCTGTGATCGTCCACTGGGTGCCGTTGACGTCGGTGAGGACGGCCGAGTAGGTGAGGCTGATCCCGAACGGCTGCTCGGCGTCGACCCGCAGGAAGGATGCCTGGCCGGTGACGTCGACGCTGGATCCGGCGCGCACCGACTCGAGGTCCGAGCCTGCTTGGCGGAGCAGGCTGACGGTGACGATGTCGTCCCCGGTCAGGCCGGTCGCCGAGACCAGGTTGCGGGGCGGGAAGACGGACTGTGCGCTCACGCTGATGCTGGAGCTGGCCTCGCGGACGCGGAGCATGCCGGCGACACCGGTGTTGGCGGCCGACAGCGTCGTGGTCACCGTCGGGGCCTGCGTACCGGATCCAGCCGTGACGCTGGTGTCGGCATTCGTGAGCCGGGCGCCGTTCCCGGAGGTGATGGCGTCGCCGAGGTGAGACGTCGCCGTGTTGAACGTGATGCCGGAGGCCGTGGCGGCCCTGGCGCTCGTCGACACGGTCTGGCCCGGCCAGGCGTAGCCGAGGACGCAGAAGTCGCCGCTCGTAAACGTGAGGGCCGTCGAGCAGGCGGCGGAGAACGCGGTGTGGGAAACCGTGTCCTGCCCGAAGGTGACCGCCCACCGCCAGCCGGTGCCCGCGGTCCGGGCCAGCGTGATGATCCGGGCGCCGATCACCGACCCGGACGACCCGGTCGGGATCGCCGTCGTCGGGGCGGTGTCCCCGGCGACCAGTTGGCGCACGAAGAAGGTGAGGCGCCGCGGCCCGGTGTTCAGGCCGAAGGAACCGCCGCCGCCCGAGAAGGACCCGGCGAGGGTCCATCCGGACGGCGTCGACGGCACCGAGTCCAGGGTGTGCCCGGACACGACCTGGAGGACCGCCAGCTGCCCGGCCGTGAAAGAGGCCGGGATGGCCGGAGCGACGGTGTCCGTGTGCTGCGCGAGCGCGCCGCTCGTGACGTAGGAGATCGTCATCAGCTCCTCCGTCCCACCTTCGCCCGATATGCCTGCGCGCTCGCGGACGCCTTGATCTTCGGCTTGACCTGGACGTCGATGAGGTCGCGGAGGCGGTCGTCGTTGAAGTGGACGTGCACCTCCGTCGTGTCGTCCCGGTTCTCCAGCGCGGTCGCGAGCCGGTCCCACAGCGCATCGCTGCGGGCGCTGCTCTGTCCGGCGGCAGTCGGGACGTAGCGGCGGCGCAGGGACACGCCGGTGGCGGTGTCGGCGAGCCGCTGGCTTGCGGCGCCGACGAGGTGGCTGTGCATGTCCATTCCGGCGACCCAGCCGAGGACCACGTTCTTGCCGATCTCGTCGCGCATGACGACCGACGGAGATTTGATCTTCAGGGCCTTCTTGATCTGCTTGACCAGGTCGGCGGCCAGCTTGTTGATCTGCTTCTGCAGATCCTTTTCCGTGGCCTTCAAGCCCGCGAGGAAGCCCTCGCCGGCGTGCTTGCCGGTGTCGTACATCATGTCGGCCATGTCGTTGCCGAAGCTCGTGGCCAACTTGCTGCCACTGCTCAGCTGCTTGTTGAGCTTCGCGATGTCAGTCGTGGTGACGTTCTTCGCGCCGAGGATCGTCGCGAGCTGGCTGCCCGGACCGGCATCGGCAAGCTGCTGGAGCAACGCCTTGCTGGCCCCGCGCGCCTTCAGCGACTTGGTCAGTGCGACGAACGAACTTGCTGTCTTCTGCTGTGCTCCCTGCTGCGAGATCAGATCCTTGACGCTCGTGGCAGACGTCCCCGAGATGGAAAGGAAGTCGCGAATGTTGCCGGCCTGATCGCTGGCGTAGGCCTTCGCCGTGGCGATCGTCTTCTGCACCGAGGCCCGCTTGTCGGCCAGCCCCTCCAGCGTGGCGGCCTTCTTCTGGATCGACTTCGCGGTCCCGTTGTAGCCGGCGTTCAGGAGCTTCGTCGCAATGCTCTTGATCGCCGAGGTGATCGCCGACGACGTACCGGTCTGCAGAGTCTTCAGCAGCCCGGTGGCGATCGTGTTGGCGATGCTCGTCTTCGCGGACCGCTTCGCATTCCTCAGTGCGATCTCGGCGGCCTGGAGCTCCTTCTCCGCAGCCTTGAGCTTCTTCTCGGCCGCGGCCACGCCCTTGCGTCGCCGCTTGGCGCGGGCCACCTCGTCCTTCGCGTCCCGGACCCTTTCCTTGTCCCGCTTCACACGGTCCGAGGCGTTCAGGATCGTGCCCGACGCGTACCCGGGCAGCTTGATGCCGTTGGCCTTGGCGAACGCCATCGACTGCGCGTTGGACAGGACGTCCTCGCCGCCCTTGAAGTTGACGAGCTCCGGCCCCTTCTCGCCGACCCAGGCGAGGCCGCGCGCGGCGCCGCCGGTGCCCTTGGCGTACCAGTGCGGGCTCCTGGCCTGCCACTGCGACCATGCGTTGGTGGGGCTGCCGTACCGGGACTTGATGTACGACAGACCCCACTTGATCTGCGTGGCAGCGTTGGTACGCCAGTCGGAGCCCGCCGAAGCCATCTTGGACGCCGGGAGTGCCTGCGGGATGCCGTAGGCGCCCGACGAGGCGTTCGTCGCCCGGTAGTTCCAGCCCGACTCGCCGTTCCACAGCGCCTTCAGGGCAGGCCACTGAGAGGGCCCCCAGCCATACGACTTGAGGGCCGCCTGCGCGAACTGCTGGGCGCTGCCGGACGTCGAGTTGTCGCCGAGGCCGATCGTGTCGCCGATCGAGCTCAGGGCGTCCAGCGCCTTGCCAGGGAGCTTCTTTACGGCGACGAGGCCCTTGTGGACGATGCGGCTGAGCGCGTGCGGCAGGTCACCGAAGATCTTCTTCGCGATGGTGGTGCCGCTGGTCGTGGCCATGCCCTTGATGAGTCCGCCGACCAGGTGCCCGCCGATGCCCATGAACACGCGGGAAGGCGAGCGGATCCCAAAGAAGTGCTTCACCGCGCTGATGATCGGACTGACCAGGTTCTTCCAGAGCCAGCCGCCGATGCCCTTGACCGCGCCGACAACGCCGGACTTCAGGCCGCTGAGCAGGTAGCCGCCCGCCCTCATAAGCCAGGATCCGGCGCCCTTGAACGCGCCGACGATGGGCCGGATGACGAGGCGGTTGATCCACCCCGAGAGGCCCTTGGCCGCCGACGTCGCTCCCGACTTCAGGCCGGACACCGCCCACTTGCCCGCGGACCACAGCCACTTACCGGCGCCCGTGAAGGCGTCGATGGCCGGCTTGGCGATCGACCGCCACATGAACGACCCGATGCCCTTGGCACCTGCCACCGCACCCGACTTGAGGCCGGACGCAAGCGACTTACCCTTCGACCACAGCCACGATCCGGCACCCCGGAACGCATCGACGACGGGCTTGCCGACCCAGCGCCAGAAGAAGGAGCCGATGGCCTTAGCTCCTGAGACCGCGCCGGACTTGAAGCCGGACGCGACAGAGCGGCCCTTCGACCACAGCCACGTCCCCGCGCCCTTGAAGGCGTCGACGACAGGCTTGCCGACCCAGCGCCAGGCGAAGCCTCCGATCCCCTTGGCGCCGCTCACGATGCCGCGGGTGAAGCCCTTGGCCACCTCGGCGCCCTTGCCGATCAGCCAACTTCCGGCCTTCACGAAGGGCTTGAAGATGAGAGCGACGATCTCGGCGAGCTTGGAGATGAGGAATCCGGCGCCGTCGCGAATACCCCGGCCGAGCCAGAGAATCGCGCCCTTGCCCTTCCGTAGCAGGTCGAGGCCCCATACGCCGATGCGGGTGGTGACCAGTCCGGCTTCGCGCTCGACGACCCGCGCGGCCTCGGGGAAGACCTTGGCGATTCCCTTCCACAGGTTCTCGCCGAAGAACTTCGTGACCTTGCTGAAGCCCTTCTCCAGCAATCCACCGAGCTTCCCGACACCCTTGAGCAGCGGCGCGAAGATCTTCAGGAACGGGAGGTGTTCGAAGACCTTTCCGAAGACGCCAGCGAGGCGCCCGATGGGGATGACCGAGATGACCGCGATGATCGCATCCAGCCAGTGCTTCTTCCAGAAGTCCAGGCTGAAAAGCGGGTCGAACAGGCTGGTGATGAAGCCGATCGCAAGAGGGATCGCGGCTGCGCCGAAGGACTTACCGATCTGCACAAAGTCGATTCCGCCGAGGATCTTGGCGATCTTCTTGGTGAAATCGGCAGAGTGCTTGGCAACCCAGCCGATCGCGTCGCCGAGTCCCTTGCCGAGAACGCTGCCGAGGCCACTCCAGTCGATGTCCTTGAAGCCGCCACTGATGGCGTCATGGATCTGACTGCCGATCTTCTCGGCAGCCGACTTCGGAGGCTTCACCGCCTTCGGCATGGCCAGCAGGCCGGGCGTCGACTTCGGCCTGAAGACCGGCAGCGCCTTGGGGACGAGAGATACAGCCTTCTGCGGCTTCGCGAGCAGCCGCGGCGCCTGCGGGACCGTCAGGGCCATCGAGGGCGTCTTGGGGTTGCTCGGGCCCTTCTTCCCTCCGCCCGTCAGCCCGTCCATGAAGTCGCCGACCATGCCGGACACCGACTTGCCGCCCGTGAGCCCGGACAGGAAGCCGCCGATCGTCGACTTGGCCTCGCCGATGCTCTGCTTGATCGCCCCGACGGGAATCAGGTCCCTCATGACGCGGCCGAACCCGGCAGCCGCGGGCATGGCAGTGGTAGCCAGGAAGTGCAAGAAGCTGGTCACAGGCGGCAGCACCTTCGTGCCGACCCGGATCCCCATCACCTCGAGATTCGAGGTGAGCAGGTGCCATTGGGCCTCGGCGGTCTTCCTCTGCATTTTGACCGCGTCGTCGAACTTGCCCGTGGAGTGGTTGATCTGCTCCTGCTTCTTCTCCAGGACATCCAAGTTGTTGAGCATGAGCAGGATGCCGGAGCTCGACCGGCCGCCGCCGAATGCTCGACTGAGGAGCTGCGACTGCTTCGAGGCGGACATCCCCGACTTGTCGAGGTGCTCCTTCAGCAGACTGATGGCGCCGATCAGACCCTTGGGGCCGCGCATCGCCTCGGCCAGCTGGAGGCCTGTGAGGTGGATCGTCTTCAGCTGCTTCTCGGCGGCCTTGGACGGTGCACCGAGCAGGCTGAAGCTCATGCGCAGCCGGGTGGCGGCGCTGGCGCTGTCGATGCCCTCATCGGTCATCAGGGCGAGTGCGGCGCCGACCTGCTTCATAGACAGGCCGAAGGTCTTCGCGCTGGGGAGGATGCCGGTGCCGATGGCCGCGTTGAACTGGTCCATCGACATGTTGCCCGCGCCGATGATCGCGTTCACCGTGGAGACGGCCTCGTGGAATGAGGTGGCGCCCTTGATGCCGGTCCGCCAAGCGCCCGCCAGCGCGTTGGTGGTCTCCTCCAGGTTGGCGTGGCCGACCGCGGCAAGGTCGGAGCTCTCCTTGAGCGCCTTCATCGCCTGGACGTTGTCCATGCCGACGGACTTCAGGTGGTACAGCGACTCAGCGAGATGCTGCGGGCCCTGCTGCGTGGAAGTGCCCAGCTTCAGCACCGCGTCGCTGAGGACTTTCACGTCCTTGGCCGTGCCGCCGGCCTGGGTGGAGATGCGGGTCATCTCCGCCTGGAACCGGCTCGCGTCCTTGGCGCCCTTCGCCAAGCCCACAGCGAGACCCGCGGCTAGGGCGGCGCCGGCCTTGACGGCAGTTGCACCCAGCTTCGCGAGCGTGGACTCCGTCTTGCTCGCCGACCGGCCGACGCTGTTGAAGGTCTTCGAGGCAGAGTCGTGGGCGATCAGCCGGTAGATGATGCTGGAACTGGCCATGACGCCTCCCTTCACCGGGTGGTCAGGTCAGGGCCAGTTGCGGTTATGCGGAGAGGCGGCCTCGTTCTCTGCGGCTTCGCGCTCCTCGGCTTCGATCTGGTAGAAGATCTCCCACTCGGCGAGTTCGCGGGCTGAGACCTGACGGAGCATCGCGCCCACCGAGCAGTGGAAAACATCCTTGGCTAGGAGGAAGTAGAACCGGCGCTCTCCGCCGGCTCGGAGTTTCCCTCCATCTCCTTCTTCTCCTCCTCGGACAGCCCGGACAGGCGGGAGGCGACGTCGTACAGCTTGTCGATGACGGCGCCGCTCTTCGCGCCGAGCGCG